CCAAATCGCTCCAAACAGATTGGCACGCAACTGGCGCGCGCGGGTAGTCCCCGACTGGCTGTAATTAAATTTTTTCATGTAGTTTTTCTGTTATGAGGCTTACGTCTTTTGCATACTCCATGAAGATATGGCGTAGAGCCTCGCTTTCATCCATCCCAAGGCTTTTGCATACCCTCTCAAGAAGCCTCTTCTGCTCAGGCGTTAAATAAACCTTAACGACTTTCCTTGCCATGTAAAGGCCCTTCCAAGGTACCACACAGCATTTCAAATCATAAAAACGTTTCTTTTCATAAAGACGTGCAGGTCTGGCCCCAATTTGCCCAATCCCTTAGCCCACATGATTACTCGCTTAAAAGAAGCCTTCACGCATCGCCCAGCATTCTTTCTAACGCAAACTGAGAAAGTTATCGGCGTTTCACCTGAAGTCAGCTTCAAAACCATGACTGAGATTTATTTGGGCGATTTGGCTGTGAGGGCCAGCATCGACTTCCTCGCTGACCAAATTGCGGGCATGGGCTTCCACACAACCATGAACGAGGAATACGCGGAAAGAAGCGATGGCAAAACAGCCAAGGAAATTGTGGATGAATTTTGTGAGGATGTGGGCTTAGACGAGGTACTGCAGGAATCCGCCCGCTATCTCATTGGTTGGGGGAACATTTTCTGGTGGGTCGGCAACCCGAAGAAAATCCGGTTTCTCAAAGTTGTGCCACTTGAAATCATAAAAGATAACGGCATAAAGTTTGACAGTGACGGGCAGCTCATAAAAATCGAGCTTGAGTGGAATAGACAGCCAAAAGAGATATCAGGCGATGAGCTCATCCATCTGGCGTACAACGTTTTAACGGCCAAGCCAATCGGCATAGGCATCCTGCAATCATTAGCCACTCCATTAGATGTTGGTGACGGCGAGCAACGCGCCCCCTTCTACCAAATAAAGGGAAAAATGCAAGCAGGCATGGCAGCCGTAATCGAAAAATTTGGAGGACCAGTTGAGCTATGGTCTCTCCCAGGAATCTCAAAAGACAAAGTGGAAGAAGTCACCTCCCTGGTTAAAAAGATTCCACGTAAAGGCGCACGCTTCGTTTATGGTCCACCCGCAGGATCCGAAGCCAAGGTACAGCCAGTTGTTCCCGAAATAACGAGGGGCTTGGAAAAGTATGTGGCCAGCCTCGATGAAGAATATGTGTTAGGGTTACAGACCCCGCTTGTCCGTTTAATGGTGGCTCCAGGTTTTACCGAGGCCAGCGCTCGAAGTGCCATAGAAATGGCTGAAAGACGCGTTATGGCTCTTCAAAGATTCCTTAAGCGTGGCGTCGAACGCTATCTTTTTGACCGCGTTATTGCTGAGGCAGGCTTGGATCCTGCGCAGGCTCAGGTTCGCCTCAACTGGGGCATGCCTCAAACACTTGATTATGAGAAGCTTACAGCTTTATTGTCGCAGCTGGTTCTGATCCTGCGGGACATCGGACCCAACGTTATCACACCAGCTGAACTGCGTAAAATTCTCCGTGAGGTTGCCAAACTTCCGCTTGAGGAAGAGATAACCCCTCAACAGTTAATGGAGGCTAAAGTTTTTGGCACAAGGTAAACAGCATACGCCAGAGTTTGAAGGCTGCATTCAAGAAGTTATGAAGCAGGGACATCACAAGGGAAGCGCCTTCGCCATATGCACCGAATCTTTTCAACGAGCTGGCAAACCCATCTTTGTGGGCGAAGCTGAAACTCAAAAACTACATCTGTTCTCCGAATCCATCAAAATTGAAGGAAACAAGGTTTCAGGCGTCGCCATTCACCCAAAAAGAATCTTCCACCCTGAAGAAGGCTTAGAGCATGTTTATCTTCGCGAGGAATTGGAGAGGGCTGCTCCCACCCTTGTCGGCAAACCCTTCGGAATCGACCACATGTATATTCTGCCTCCGCCAAACGTGATAACAAACGCCTGGTATGACGCTAAACAAGACGGCGTGGCTTTTGAAGGCATCGTTAATGATAGTATTGCGGAGCAAATCCGAAACAAAGCCTTCAAAGGTTTAAGCATAGAATTGAACTGGCTTAAGCCCGGCGGAAAAGTCGAATACGTTAACGGCGTGGCAGCCCGCAACTTTGAATTAACAAGCGTGCATTTTCTTAAGCGGTTTCCTCCTGGTGACAAGGACGCTTACATCCGTCTCTGGGAGCAACTTGTTGTAGGCCCGCCTTTGCCTTTAGATCAGCGGGTTGACGCTCTCGAGAAACAAATCCAAGAAATTCTCAACCAAATCAACGTGATAAACGGCAAGCTGGAAGTTTTAGTAAGTCGTTCTCCATCGGCGATAGGCATTCCCGCACAGCCGGGGCCTTCGCAAACGATTGGAGTTGAAAACATGAATCCAGACGAGTTGAAAAAATTGGTTGAGTCGAGGGTTAGAGCTGTTTTGAAGGAGCAAGAGGATGAGCGTGAAAAGCTTAGGCAGGCTCAACGTGAGCGGGCTCAGAAATACGGTGTTGAACCGAAAGAAGGTGGGCATCTCACAAAGCCAAGCGAATATGAAAACATTCCAGAGGATCAATTTGCCGATCCGGTCAATTGGCGTTATCCCGTTGATCGGGAGCATGTGCGGGCAGCCCTAACGTATTTCAACCAAGCTGACAATCGCCGTGCAGGCGGCTACACGCACGAGGAAGCCGTCAAAATAATGACAAAAATTATTCAAGCAACACTAAACGCTGGCGTTGAGGTATCTTATCAACCCGAGGACCCAGTTTACCGAGACCTTCCACAAGATTTGAAGGCGAAGCTGAAGGGCTACGAACAAAGGGGTGAAGAAGGCGGAGCAGTCTCTGAAAGCGAAGATGTCGTTGCCCTTCGCAAAAGAATTGTGGATTTGGAGGCTAAGCTGGCGGAATCTGAAAAAGCCAAAACACGGCAAACAGAGGCTCTCAAAAGAAAATATGCTGACTTTCGCAGGATGGTTGAATCCGCTATTCCCCCATCCCATATCTGGAAGGCTTGGCGTCCAGGCTCACAAATGATGGTTCAACAATTGCTGAGGGCTTTGCGTGAATCATCCGAATCATAGTCATCTCATGATGACTGGGAGTAAACCGAGACGAATCGGTTGAAACCAAACAAAGCTGAAAGAGGAGAAAGAACATGGCTGATTTAACTGGGCTGCCGAATTTGGTGGCAGGCGACGCTCTGGAGCCATTGACAGGAGCCTTAATCATTGAATATGAAGCGGAAGCAGCCATAACTAAGGGTCAAGCAGTTTACCTCAGCTCAGACGGAAAGGTTAGTCCAGCAACCTCGGCGCAGAACTGCATAGGCATGGCAACCAAAGACGCCGCAATCGGAGCCATGTGCCCCGTTCTGGTTAGAGGCAGGGTCAAGGTAGCTGCTGGCGGCGCAATTGGTAGGGGACAAGCAGTTTACGGCGGGGACTCTCAGGGCAGGGTCTTAGCCCTTGCAGATCAAGCGGTCAATGAGGGAGGAACCAGCACCTACACCATATACTACAGTCGACAGTTCGCCTTCGCAGAGCAGGCGGCAACAGCAGCGGGCGACCTCATCAGCATCCTCGTGGTGAAGTGATAACCATGAGCAAAAAAGAATCAGAGGTTTGGGACAATGCAACCCTAACAACCAAAGTAAAGGAGCTTGAAGCCAGAATCAAGAAGCTGGAGAAGTGATAACCTATGCGTGAAATCGTTTTACCCAAATTCCATGAATCACTGCTGAACGAGGAATGGTATAAGGCGGAGTTCGACAACAAAGTCAAGGAGGCGCAAAGGAACCCGCTCATACTCAGCTATCTTAAGGCGGGCATGAAAGAGGGCATACTCAGCGACATGGCAGGAGCCCTTGGACGCATCCACGATGTGGTCGTTGAAGCAGCAAAACCAAACCTGATAGGCAGAGAAATCATAGACGTTAGAAAAACCACCGAAGCCTTAGAGAGGTTCCCAAGAGCCAAGAAAAGCGTTGCCTATGTTGGAGCTGAAGGCGGAACCATAAGAATCCACGGGGAACGCTACGACTTCGTGGATGTCCAGGTAAACGTCATTTTGAAGGACGGCGTGGAATGGACCCGAGAGTTTGCGGAAGACGCTAAATGGAACGTGATGAACCGCCAACTTGAGGAGCTCGGCAGGTCCGTGGCTCAACTGGAAACCGAGAAAATCATAGGATTGTATGCTGGAATCGCCGCTGGCGACTTGGCTACTGGCGGAGCCTTAGCTGGTGGTGGAACCGCCATGAGCTGGAGTAAATGCGTCTCGTTATGGGATGCCGTTGAAAGCGAAGACTTTCATCCCGACACATTGATTCTTCATCCCAAGCAGGCAAGCCAGCTCTTCACTGCCACAGAGTTCATCAATAGTCAGTATTTGCCAAGCGAGCAGACAGAGCTAACAAGGGGGTTAATCGGCCAAGCCCTCACAATGAAGATTTACAAGAGTAGCCTATGCACTAACGGTGTAGCGCATACTGTTGAGAAAGCGGTTGCAGGTGTCCTTCTTATCCGCAGAGACATAACCACCGAGCCCTACGAGGACCCGAAAAACGGAGTCTTCGGCATAGTTGCCAGCGAACGTATCGGCTACGCTATACTACGCTCCAAGTCAGTGGCCAGAATGACCAACATAGCCACATCCTTGTAGCTGACTTAACGCTCCTGACGAGTCCGTGAAATTCGGATGAAACCACACTTTCTCTATTTTTTGTGGTCGAGCGGAGTTTGGTTAATTAAATGTCGCAGCCAATAACTTGGGAAAGAAGACACGAAGCGTTAAAGGCAATCTGGGAAAAACTTGACGCCCTAACAAAAGCGCTTGAAACGATAGCCCAGGACACCTTGCGGGTTAAGAGCGTATAGGCTCGCCCAAAGCCAATCGGTGACTGGCTGCCTGATGTTGATGGGCGTTTCTTAGGTGAAATTGTAACTCCAAGGCGATGGGACGGAAGTCGCTTAATCAACCTTGATGCTGACAAAATCATTTACGGAATTTTATCTGCAATGAGAGGAGGATTAGGAAAACAACTATCGCCAACTTGGACAAACGACTTCATCCTTGTTTATAAATCTACTCCAGACCGCTGGGAAATGGAAGCGAAACCTTCAGGAGCAGGAGTGCCAAGCGACACGGTTGTATCGGAAACAACATTTGGGCAATCACCTGCGGCAGGAGTTGCCACAGCATATTCAAGAGGAGACCACACACACGGAAGCCCGTCAGACCCAATTCCAGCACATAATGTTGCAACTGGGATACACGGTGTTGGAGCGCAATATCTCGCTAAGACGCCAAGAACAGACCAACTGATAGACCACGCCGATTTGGTTAACGTTCTTGCAGACCAGCATCATGCAAGAAGTCATGACCACAGTTTAGCAGCTGATGGCTCGCCGATTGCCGTTGCTGGGGTTCCAAACCTTCCCGCCTCAAAGATCACATCTGGACGCTTTGGAATGCCTCGTATGCCAGACGGCACGTTAAATTATGTTTTAAAAGCGGGCGGAGTTGGAGTTGACCCTGCCTATGGACAAGTTGCACATACGGAATTAACGGGTGTAGCAGCTGACCAGCATCATGCTCAACTCCATAAAGACAGTCACAAATCTGGCGGCGGAGATGCCTTTGCTCTCACCGACCTGCTGGATTGTTTGGCTCGGCTTGAAGTCAAAAAGGCTGGTGTTTCGGTAGGAAAACGTAGAGGGCTCAACCTTATTGAGGGAGCGAATGTAACCCTCACAGTAGCTGATGACCCAACTAATGAAAAGGTTGATGTAACCATTGCGGCTGCTGGTGGCGCTGGCGGAGTTTCTCTGCCAGAAGACATCACTTTTTTGGCTGTCGGAGCCAACGTAGCTTGGACTAATCAGCCAGCTGCTCTGACAGAGTTCTTGGGTGCAACAAGAAATCGGACTAAATATGATTTGACAAATGCTACACAAGTCAGACTGATTGTAAATGTTATGGTTGCTGGTGCAACTACTCCAGCCAAAATTAGAGCACAATACTCAACCGACCTGTCTACATGGTATTATTTGGATGGCGCAAGTGGTCCAAGTGTGGACATTAACACAACTGGATTGAAGGTTTCTGCTTGGGTTAATCTTGCCGCTGGGGCAAAGGCTGACGTTTACTTGCGAATAGTCGGCATAGACGGCAACGGTGCAGCAGATCCAGCCTTCGGAAACATCGCATTGCAAGTGAAATGAAGAAGGGAAAACAATGGTCACAAAAATTGGCGTGGCATGCGGCACTTGTCCACGCTGCGGCAAAAAACTGTGTAGGACTCGCCCAGCTGATATTGCTGTTTGTGACTGCTGGGAATATTGTCCGCAAGGACATAGAATGGAGCCTTACACGCCCGATTTAACGCCTCAAGCCTATCGTCCAATTGATAACTCGAAAGCCTATGGTGATTTGGAGCATCCCGTGCGGATCGTGATGTGGTGCCCCACTTGCCAATATTACTCAGCTCAGATGCCAGTTGAGGTGCGCCTAACATGAGTCGGCGACGTGAAGAACAAGACATCATAGATAAAACGATCTTGGAAATGCTTAGTAGAGGACATGTTCACTGGGCAGATCTTGAGAAAAAGGTTTTGGCAACATGCCGCCCATTCCTAACCAGCCCAAGATTCGACAGAAGACTCCGCTACCTACTAAAGAAAGGCTACGTTGAAAGGGTGAGCCGAGGAGTCTACCGCATAACAGAGAAAGGTAAAAAATACATGGAAATAATTTGACAAAAAATTTATAACTAAACTACATCAATAAGGCAATCGTGCGAGAAATTGGAGAAGATTGAGAAATTCATAGTTGGGTTTGGTATCCTTGCTTTCTTCGTTGCAATTTTCTTTCTTGTTCCCGCATTGCTCTGGTGGAACGCAACAATATCTACCGTAACGAAAGCCGACCCTGAAATTGTAAATGGCATTCTGACAGTTTCAAGTTTAATTTTTGCATTTCAATTTGCCTTTTTCAGGTATAAGGGAAAAGTCCGAATGGGTTGGGTCGGTATTTTAATTACTCAATTACTCTTAATTGCAGGGGTAGGTTTCAAATATGTGAGCGATACAATCTCATATGGTTATCTCACAACAAACACGCTGTTATCAGCTTACCTAACTTTTGCTTATATCCTCTTAATGACTATGGTTCTTGCGTTAATTGATTTGTTGGTTCTCTGGACCGGTATTACCGCTTAGACAAGAATTTATTTCTCATTCTTTCTGTTGTTTTCAACGTGTTGTTTAGGGCTGTCAAGAAGCGTGTTAAGCACCCTCTGTTCTCCTTCTTTCGTTAGAGAATAGAACAATTTTCTGCCCTAACAGATATTCACCAAGCAACCGTATCAGCACGTGAAGATATGGTTAAGAGGGCTCTATCGCTTTTGCAGCGCGCGCTTTAAAATTTCGTTTTTGAAAATGGCGTATTTTACCAAGTCCCAGGCGCATGGTCTTTATTGCATGCTTTTTATCGTAAAATAAGCTTAAATTTGGCTTCTTTTGACTTTTCTGTTTGGGGCCAGAGCCAGCCTTGGGCTATAGTTCATTGGCAGAGGTTAAGACAGTTCTCCAAATCGATCTCACCGAGACCACTTGGGATAGTGAAATCACTGATTGTATAACCTCTGCCGATGGACTCGTCGATAGCATCTTAAAATATTGGGGTTTTTCGGTTCCTCTCTCTTCGCCTTATCCACAAAACGTGAAAGATGCCAGCAGATACTTCGCAGCCTCATACTTCCGGGAACGCAGGGGTCCATCCAGCGAAGTCTCCGTCTTCTACAACCGAGCCATGAGCTTTCTGAACGCCTACATTCAAGCCGAGAAAGGAGGGACGTTAAAACGAGTATGAATTCCAGTGTTGACATAGAACCTTTGAGGGATTTCGGTCGTGAGGCACACCTAAAGAGGAAATGGAATCAACTGTGGGCTGAGATAGGCGATAGACTTCTGAGCCTGCCAAAGAAGCAACAAGGCATCCTCCTTGAAGACTTTCTCACCGCCATTCAAAGCCGAATCCTGGTTATGGAGAGGATCAACGAGCACGCAAAGGATCTGAAAACTTGAAGTTGGCAAGAGGAACCATTCTGCCTTTAGTCGCCGTTGCATTGATCATGACGGCTGTTTCAGCCGCCTTATTCTATTCTTGGCGTATCACCAGCAGAATCCGCGTTGAGTATCCTGAGCCGCCCCCACCACCGTCGCCTCCGCCACCACCACCACCAACCGTTAAGATAGGAGTCTACACAGGCTCGGATTGTGCCGTTTCGGTGAAGGAGATTGACTGGGGCACTCTAATGCCTGGTGACGTTGCGAAACGACCAGTTTACATTCGCAATGAGGGCGATGTGCCTGTGCTTTTAACCCTTTCAGCCGAGGCTTGGAACCCGGCAGAGGCAGAGCAATACATGGCCTTAAGCTGGAACTATGATGGCTCACAAGTCGCGGTCGGAACGGGAGTCAACGTAGAGTTTCAGTTAACGATTTTCTCCAACTGCACCGGCATAACCAGCTTCAGCTTCGACATCGTGATAACCGCAGAGGCATAAACATGAGCGTTGGAGTAACCGTTGACATCAGCGGATTCTTGAGATGGGCAGAGCAGGAGCCGGAAAGAGCAGAAGAAATGAGGCGCCTCTTTCAGCATCGTGGAAGCCAAATGGTCATGGAAGAGATGAAAAGACAAGCACCAGAAAGAACCGGCTTCCTTAAAACAACGATCGGAGCCGACTTTACGCCGGAAGGGTTCACGGTTTATCCTGGAGTCTCTTATGCATGGATTGTAGAACACGGCTCAAAGCCACACGAGATTGTTGCTCGTTATGCGAGAGCCCTCGCCTTTGATTGGAAAGGAGCCATGCGGTTTTTCAAAAGGGTCCAACATCCTGGCTTTCCAGGTAGGAGATTTGTGGAGAGAACTCGTGAAGCCGTGAAGCCAAAACTTTTCGACTTGATGAGTCGAATCTGGCGACAGCTTCATGAGAGGTGAGTGCGATGTACAAACAGATTACTCAAAAGATCTTGGACTTGCTTCAGGCCAATGCGGATCTCAAGGCTGACGTTAAGGAATATTATTTTGGTCAACGAGCCATCGATGACCCACGAGTAAGGTATCCTCACGCTTTTGCCGACATGGATCGGGATGATGTTAAGCCCTTTGTGGGTAAGGAAAAGCATGAGATGAGCTACTTTGTTGGGATTACCCATAGACATCCAGACAAGGATGTGACCCTAAAGTTTGTCCAAGACAAGGCTGAGAAGATACAAAATATTTTGAATGCTAATCCAACCCTCGACGGTTTAGTTGAAGAGTCCTATTTCGTGCCCTCTGTAATTATCGATTGGGTTCCCACGCGAGACTACACGGTTGTAGGTGCCCGTCTCACCTTGTACGCTCGGAAAGTTGTGAGGCTGTGATCATGGGTATGAATTTAACAAAAGCAGGATGGAGGAGTTGAATTGGCGAGATATTTCGGGATAGCGCAAGAATACACCTTCAAAACGGAGAAGGCAGCCAGTGTCTACACAAACATCATCAGAGAGAGCATTGTGCCTGACCAGGGATGGATTATTCCAGAAACTGTTGCGAGGAGAGCCTTCGACAAGAAGGTTCTCGGAGCCTTCAGAGCGAGAGGCAACATTGAGTTTCCCGTTGAACCAGAGAACGGCACTGGCTGGTATCTCAAATGGGCTCTTGGCAATGTTTCTTCAGCTCAGCAAGGAGCCACATCAGCCTACAAACACACCTTCAAGAGTGCCGATGACATCAAAAGCTTCACTGGACGCATAGGAGCCGATACGGATGAGAGGGTTTTAGGTGGTTGCTTACTAAACTCCTTAGCGTTACGCTTTGCTCATGGAGAAGAAATACGAGGAGTTGCCGAAATCTTTGCGGCTGAAGAGGCGAAAGGAACCATTGGCTCGCCTACATTCTCGGCTCTGGACCCCTTTGTCTTCAGTCAAGCAACCGTGGAGTTCGCGGATTCGGCGAAGGCTATTGTGGCTGAGGGAGAAGTAAGAATCAACAACCGGATTCCCTTTGATCGTGGCGTGCTTGGAAGCAGGTATTTCCCAAAGATTAGGGTGGGTAAGCAGCTTGTGGATGGACGTCTAAGTCTGTTCTTTGACGACGCAACGGAATACGACCGATTCTTGGCCGGAACCGAGTTTAAGCTGGAACTGCTGACCACTGGACCCGCTATTGGCGCCACAGGCTACAACTATACATTCAACGTCATCATGACAAAGTGCATTTACCTGCGAGATACAGCACCGCATATCGACCGTCGGGAACTAATAGTCTTAGACGCACCTTTTCAAGCATTTCATGACAGCACTCCTGCAACAGAAATCACTGTAGAGCTGATAAACGAGCACACCAACTACCCAGATCCCGGCTCATAGAGGCATAGCCATGAAAACGGTGACCATCGGAGACAAGGAATACAAGATCCGAACCCTGCCTTTAGAGTATGCGCCAGAGGTTTTCGAGGTTATTCAAAAGATGTTCGCTGTCGCCGATCAAGTGGTGAAGGAAAGCTCAGAGCCTCTGCCCAAGGATAGGGATGAAACGCTTAAGGTTTTCATGGCTATAGTGAACTACACTCAAGAGAAACTGAGGGAAGCAGAGTTTTTTCGTGAACATGCAGAACCCGTGGATCTTTCAAGCAGCAGAGTTGGGGCTGATACTTCACGAGAGGCCATCAAAACTTCTGAGGCTAAGGAAAAGTGACATCGAGCTGCTGAACATTGACTACGAGATCATGAGGCAATATTTCTCGCTCATGCAGGAGGAGAAAACGCCTGAAGAGAAGACTGCTCTTATCCGAAAAATGAGGGAGGAAATGAAGCTTGGCAGTTCCACCCGTAGCAGTTGAGTTCACGGTTGAGGGATTAGAAGAGGTTAAAGCAGCCTTCGGAGAGGTTGCTGGAGCCTCCCGAGAGACAAAGCAGTCTGTTGAAAGCGACGCAAAAGTTATGGCTGCAGGCCTACGCCTTCTCGGAAGAGAAATCTTTATCGTCGCACAAACTGGTCGCCTTGTAACCGAGTTCGCCGAACAATTTGGATTTTTAGACAAGAAGATGGCTGACGCGTTGGGACGTGGATTCAGCCTGGTTTCCATGATGGGCGGCCTCATGGCCTCTTTATCCATGCTTGCGAGGATTACGCAGACCGCCGCAGCCGCTGAATGGATGCATGTAGTAGCTTTGAAAGCAAAAGCGGTAGCAGCGGCTATTGCCCATGGAATCGCCAGTTTAGGTGTAGCGCTGCCCATTATTGCGGCTGCAGCAGTAGCAGCCGGAGCCATCGCCTTAGCGGCTACAGCTCAAGTTCCATCAGAGGGCGGGACCCCGACCATGCTTAGGGCCGGAGCTTATGAACATGTTCCTCGTCAGGGGTCCCTAACCCTTGTCTTCGATATTCACGATAACCGCTTCGCTTCCGACTATGATGCGGATCGCGTGGGGGACAGAATAGTTGACCGTTTAAGGAGGGCTGGAGCGATTTGAGTTTAGCCGTCCCCCAAGTCCGCATGGAGATCTTCCGTGAACCTAAACTCGTGGACGACAACTTCGTGAAGGGTTGGCCTCCTGCTCCGGATTGGAGCCAATGCGTTCTTCACATCAAGGCGAGAATATTTGGCGGAAGCTTCGGCGACCTCTATTACGTTTTATATAACGGGTCAACTTGGACCTCACTGGCAATATTTGCTACATATAATTCCACGAGTTATGTAGATAAAAGCGTGGACGTAACATGGCACTTGAACAGCAAGACGAAGGTGAACGCCGCTAAACTTAGATTGAGGGTAACCCATGCCATACAAGTCACGTATGCGTATCTGGAGTTGAAAACGGCTGCCGGTGAAACCTACGCTATCCTTCCAGTCGACGGGTTTACGGCTGAATACACTGGTTGGATAGAGGTCGGCTCATCGCCTTACCTCGATGCGGATGACGGCGACACAAACAGCATCAAATCCCCCGACGACGGAAGCCCACACCTTGAAGGCGACTTCACTTTTCAGGATACAACCGGGGAGGGAGGCACCGCCGCTATCACCACGGACGGCGACATCGCTGAGGAAAAAATTCCTACGGGGCAAACATCGATTGAGGCTACCAAAGATATCTCATTCAACACTGGAATCTACAAATGCATGATAATTAAATGCGTGGCTCTTACGGGCTCAGAGTGGCGGATTCGAGGCAAGCTTGGAGGCACATTAAAATTTGACAAAAGTTACACTGACACTGGCATAAAAGAGCTGGATATGACAACGCTTTACACGGGCGATATAGATCAGGTGGCGCTCTACGTCGCCGGATCAGCGGGGCAATACGCCAAGTTTGATTACATGGCGGTTTGTAAAAACACCATGCTTGTTCCGGTGGATGAAGCCAAAAGCGATATTGTGGAAAGCCTAACCATTACGCTTCCACTTCTGCATCATGGAGTGGGAGGCTTCAGCTGCAAACTCCCAAACATGAATGCGGAGTACACGGGCAAAATCTCGGATTTCGACCATGTCCTCATCTATCTCTGGCGTAAAGGAGCCACGATGAAGAAGGTGTTCGGGGGCAAGATCCTCCTTCCAGGCACTGAAGGGTTCGGAGCTTCCCAGGAGTACTATCTTCTGCTAAGTGGAATGGACATTGGGCAAGAGCTGCTTGTCCCACCGAATTTAGTTAAGAAAGTTTACGAGAGCGTGAACGGGAAAACCATCATCAAAGACGCCATCGACTATTGCAGCGAAGTTACCAACAAATTCGTGGACGTGGACAATGAAATTGCTTCTAACCACGACTTTGAGTTTCGAGAGGTAACACCGGCCTCGGCTATCAGGGAGGTCTGCGAAGTTGCTAAGACACTGGCTGGAGCTGTTGGGTTTGACGGCTACGTTGACCCAGCGGGCAACATGCACGTTTTCAAGCGAGGAAAATACACGAGCGGCGTCTCCTTAACTGAAAGGATCGAGCACTACAAAAAAGAAGACGATGTCCATCGGGTTCGAAACAGGATCAAGGTGTATGGTGCAGCCGAGAGAGCCTATCCCCTCGATAAAGACGCTTGGACCGAGAGTTTAACGCCAGCAGATGGCTCATGGGCGAGCGGAACAGGGACAGGCTCCGTTTCCTTTGACACCTCTGAAAAAATCAAGGGAACTGGAAGCATAAAACTGACTGTTACAGGCTCAGATTATTACGGTCGGCTCATCTTCACTTTAAACGCTGGGAAAGAGGCCAACTGTTACGATGTGCCGGACGGCTACGCAGACATCACCTTTCAAATCAAGTTAGAGGAAGCATATAGCGGCGACATAACGCTCCTGCTAATTGACGATGCTGGAATGGAGTGCAGAAAAGAACTCAAAGCTAAGAAAACCGAGTGGGTTCTCATCAACGCACCTTGTGGACGAGGGGCAAAGGATCAATGGACCTACAGCATATTTAATTCTCAACCCTTCAACTGGAAGAAGGTCAAAAAAGTTGACATTACATGCCATTTTCCAGCCACGGGAACCGGAGCCTTCTGGGTTGACAACCTGTTCTTTAACAAGCGTCGATTTGAAGGGTTTGCTGAGGACGCAGCAAGCCAGGCAAAGTATGGGGTTCGATGGAAGGAACCCATCATCGATGACAGCCTAAAATCGGATGCGGAATGCCTCAAAAAAGCGGAAAGCTTCCGCGACTTCTTGAAAGGAAAAAGTGATCACGTTAACAGATTTTGAAGTGGAGGGAGACAACGGCTTTAATCCTGGCGATAAGCAGCTCGTAACCATATCAAACGACAACATCAATGAGTACTTCAGGATTTTGGAAATTCGCCACGTTGTGAAAGGCGTTAACTGGTCTACGTTCCTCACCCTTACCAACGCGCCTCAATTCATCGACTACGTCTTCATGAGCATTGATGAACGATTAAAACGTTTAGAGAAAAGAGCTGGAGCATAGCAAAATGGTGGAGCTTATCAACGTGATCGCCGCGGCGGTCTGCGGCTTCATCTTGGGCATGGCTGTCCACAGCGCTTGGCTGCACACAAAAGAGAAGAAAGAGAAGTGGGGAATCGAACATGGATAAGCAAATCCGGAAGCAAATTAAGGCTTTACAGTTAGGCGATCTCATTCGAGTGGATTGGTATGACGCTTCTGTGGGCCGCAGCATGGGAGCCGGGGCCATCGATGTGCCTGTGAAAAGCTACGGCATATTCTTGGGAGTGTTGGGTGAAAAAAGCAAGCATATTATTCTCTGCCAAAACAGCTTCAAATACACGAATGGCATCTACGACGTGGACTACACAGCCATACCTTTAACCTGGGCTATGTCCGTCAGCGTGGTCCATCAAGGCGAAGTCACCGCAGAAGAAGCCCAAGCTTTGCTGCACTCCTTCCTGCTGGGAAGAGCCCGCACCCTAAAACGGAGGGTCAGCAACCACGCGTAACCTTGTCAAGAAAGCCCTCACGAAAACCATTACAGCCAAGGGTCCACGAGGGCAGGCGCAACAAGTTGAGGTCCCGCCAAACCAGAAACTTATCTACGGCATATACTTCGCCATCGTAAGCTTAATCGCCTTAACCATCCTGGAAGCCGTACATATGCTCGTAGCAAAAACCTTCAACACAGAAATTTTTTCAGTCATCACCCTCGTGATAGGCACCATTCTCGGCGCATTTTTCGGACAAAAGGGGTGATCTTGTGCCTAAAGGTAAACCATGGACTCGAGAGGAGGAAGCTAAGTTAAGGGCTCTTGTTCAAGCAAACGAAAACATCGAAAAGATCGCAGCTCAGCTCGGTCGAAGAAAAGAAGCAGTGCTTATGAAGTGTAAAAGGCTCGATTTGAAAGTTGTTGTTACTAACGGCTATGGCACAACAACTTCCATACCACTTCCAGCCGAGTTGCCGAGCCCTGAAGAAGCCTTGAAAATATTGGCTGGAGCGTTAAAGGCTGCCACGCAACCAGGACTGGATAAAGTTGAGGTGCAAAGGCTTCAGGTAGTGGCCACCCTCGCCCGCACCTACGACCATCTTCTCGCCAATTATGTCCGGTATCGGGACATAGAAATCAAGCTTATGGAGTTAGAGAGAAAGTATGCTCAGCTTGCGGAAAAAGCCAAGGGCGATGCGTCCAAGCCAAATACTGCCGAAATGGTTCAGCCTACAGCAGAGTGAAAGGCTTATAGATGAGGCTGAGGTTGCTAAGGCGCAGAAGCTGAGCAGTGACCCTGTCCAATTTTTCAGACAAGTTGTGGGATTTGAGCCCACAGCCTACCAACGCGAGTTTATCCAATTGTTCTTAGAAAATCAGTTTCTGGCTGCAAGATGGGCTCGACAGTCCGGGAAGAGTTGGATTGTTGCAGCTTTGCTGTTATGGTATGCTGTTACGCACCCGGACAGCCACATAGGAGTAGTGGGTCCAAGCTGGAGGCAAGCCAAACTTGTGATTAGGCGCACAGCTTATTTCACCCGAAATTTGCCACCTGGCATGTGCTTCAAACCGTTGAAAACAATTATTCGCTTCACCAATGGCTCCGTAATTGAGGCTTTTCCAAACTCGCCAGATACAATAAGAGGCCCGAGTCTTTGTCTGGTTTATGAGGATGAAGCGAACTTCATTTCAGGGGATGAGGAACTGTATGATGCTATCCTGTTTACTCTCGGAACAACTAACGGCAAATTCGTCTGCACAAGCACGCCATGGAACACAGATTCCCTCTTCTACAAATTTTTCAATCATAAAGACTTTGAAGACTTCGCGAAGCATCATGTGACTTGGCAGCAGGCAGTCGAACCTCACGGACCATTAAAAGCAGGCATTCTCGAGAAGATCCGCAAGCAGTTTGCTGAGGATCCTTGGCGTTGGAAACGGGAGATGGAAGCAGAATGGGCAGAAGACGAGACAACATGGCTACCGCAAAGCCTCATCACCAAATGCATTGACGGCAACTTGGAGCTTTATGACTTCGATAGCTATCAACAAGGCAGGTTTCTGGCTGGACTCGATTTAGGCAAGCTACAAGACTACAGCGTATTAATTGTCTTGGAAGAAGTTGATGGAAAATACCTGCTACGCCACTGGAAGGTTTTCCCACTCGGAACCAAATATGCAACCGTCATAGGCTATGTTAAAACGCTCACGGATAGATGGAAACATATTGACCGAATTAGGGTTGACATAACAGGCGTAGGAGAGTATGTTGTCGAGGACATGCAGAACGCAGGCATAGAAAACGTGGAAGGCGTCACGTTCACGGTTCCCCGCAAACAGGAGCTCGCAAGCCTTTTAAAACAACGCATGTTAGATGGAGCCTACCGCTTCCCATTTGTAGAATTGAGGCTTTCGCCAACCGTTCTATTGTCTTACGTAGCAGAGTTGAACGTGGAAAGATTTGAGTTGCGCAAAGACGGCTCCATAGCTCTCTCGCATCCACAAGGACAGCACGACGACACGTTCTGGGCAACCTGCTTAGCAATTTACTGCTCCGTAAAAATGATGCCCGAACCCGTTGTAGCGGTGATCCCAAGATGACAAGGCGAAAAGAGTTATTCAAAATCACCAAATATGCGCGTCGATATGACCGCAAAACTGGGCGCTTTGTGATTAACATAGCTTACGAGACTGCTGCGCCCGAGCCCACGAGCCGCGTGGTGGGTGTTGCTGAAGGCTTCGGACTTGGGCTGGATCAATGGGAGAAATTCGTGATTTACGACAACGTGGAGTTGAAAATCTCTCCCACGGACATCGTTTTGGTAACAGGTGAATCGGGCTCCGGCAAATCAGTTTTGCTGAAGGCCTTAGAAAACGACATAAAGCAAGACATGGGCCTAAGCACAATAAACATCGCTGACATTAAGCCTGAGTACGGAAAGCCCCTCATCGAAACCGTCGGCGAAACTCTCCATGAAGGCTTGGAGCTGCTGAGCAAGGTTGGCTTAAACGACGCCTTCCTCTTCTTACGCAGTTATGAACAACTCAGCGATGGACAGAAATACCGTTACAAGATAGCCAAATTGGTTGAGAGCAAGGCTCAATTCTGGATCATGGATGAGTTTGCAGCAACCCTTGACCGAGACACAGCAAAAATAGTGGCGTATAACCTTCAGAAACTCGCCAGACAACATGGAAAAGCGGTTTTAGCGGCAACAACCCACACGGATCTCCTCGAGGACCTCAAGCCTTCCGTTCACATCCACAAAAAGTTCGGAAAAGAGATCAAAGTCAGCTACTATCCCAACGAAATCAACAAAACATGCTCCCTGACAAAGGAGATGCACGTCGCAGAAGGGTCTATTGAGGACTATCATAAACTTTCAGGGTTTCATTACCGAGACAGCAGACGGGTAGCCGCAGTGTACAAGGTTTTCGCTTTGAAGCGTGAAGACGAGCTCTGCGGCGTCATCCTCTACAAGTATCCAAGCGTAGCCTGCCAAGGCAGAAAAGAAGCCTTAGGCAGAGTATTGTCCATCCAAGAGCTGAATCGCGACCTAACCACCATCGCCCGCGTCGTGGTCCACCCAAAATACCGCACCATAGGCCTCGGCACCAAGCTGGTGAAGGAGACCCTGCCACTGGTTGACAAGCCGTACGTGGAAATGATCGCGGTCATGGCGAAGTACAACCCCTTCGCAGAGAAAGCAGGAATGAAGAAGATCCTGGAAAGCAAGCCCAACCCATCGGTCCTCGAAGCCATGGAAAAGCTGAGAAAGCTGGGCTTTAACCCTGTTTTCCTTTCCTCGGAAAAATACAACATGCGTCAGCTATGGACTCTTCGATCGGTTAGTGAGGTGAAGACAATCCTCAAGGACCTTTCTAAGGTAGTAGGGATCTACCGCAAGCGTTTATTGTCCGGCCACAAAGCCTACTACACCCACAAAGAGTTCTGCAAACACGTGGAGGGAGCTGACCTTAAGAAATTAGGGAAAATGCTCCGCATCCTCAGCTTCCTAACACAAACAAAAGTCTACCTATTCTGGAAAAAAGGGAATGCGTGTGCACACGTTTCTTCTATATCTTCCACGGCTCTTTAATTCTTTTTGTAATTTCTTCTTTCAGTCTTCTTGCGTCAGCGAGTAACCTTTCATTCTCTTTCAAAATGGCTTGGACGGTTGGGTTTTCCTTTATCAGCATAACACAAGACTTCCAAAAATCTTCAAATTTCTCGATTTCATGAGTATGGAATCCTTTACCTTCTTCAGTTTGAAACTCATACGATTCTATGTTCTTGAGCTCAGGGTAAGACTTGAAAACTTCTTCCTTAAGATGTTTCCCTTTCAATAGACAGGTGACGACGGTATCACCCAGACCATAGTTCACATTACCCGCTTTGACTGAGATTTGTGTGCGAACATTTGTGTCAAGTTTAAAAATTCTTCTTGCTTCTTCGCTAAATATCTTCGGTATTATATCACCTCTGATTTTACTAACTGCAAGTGAGTAGTTATGAAGTGCCTCGTTGAGGTTATCCATTTTCGTTCTAAAAGGTTCATCTATCATCAAATATTTGTGGCTATCTTGAATTTCTCCCCATATATGGCTCCATTGCCCCCTGTAATCTCTTTCCTCTAAACCCTTTACGATGTTTTTCAAATCTTTGAAAAGGGGAGCATACACTTCTTCAACAACTTTGATTGCATACTCTCTTTTCCACGCTCTTTTCTGAGTCTTCGTTTGTACAAAGAATGCAATGCCCGCACCAATCATTATTCCTATAACCGTGTTGAGTAAACCAGATTCATAGAACCAGCCAAGAAACGCCACGATCGCAACTAAGACGCTGCCTATAACCCAGCCCAGATTCTCACGCAAGTCAGTCATAGTTACCGTTATACTCTTATTATTCGTCAAAATAATAGTTTGTGTGCTCAGCGCTAATTTTGCCCTCCCTTGCCTTCACCCATTTGCGGGACGATTAATATCACAAACTTGGCCTTAAGACGGTTAAGTATTTAACCACATCCTTCGCATTCATGATCTGAGGTTAAGGAATTGTCTGAGGGAAGACCGGTTGAAGCTTTAGGAACGATGGCAAAGATATGTACGTTTCTTGCGGGCATATTCTTTACTTGTATCATTTTAATTTTGCAACAACGAGAAAAATTTTATTACTACATCGATACAGTGATATTTAAATTTCGAATACAAGCACTTGATACGTATGTAGCTCCCTTAACGTTAACATTTATCATATTTACGTTTGCAACCATTATTTATGCAAGTGCTTGTGGCACTGTAGAGCAAAGAAAAAGAAATAAACTTGAGAATAAAGCAAGCTTTCTTTTTGGTTTAGGCTTTTTTTCGATGTTCTTTTCCTTATTCTGTATTTTATGTCAGGCGAGCTTTTGGATCGGCTTAATGGGAGCAGGTCTCGCTTTTCTTCTATTTATTTATTGGATACGATAAAAGGGCGTATAGTTTTATATTACTAACAAGGTCATGATTCATGGTGCGCTATGTCCACCGATGAACTTAAGAAGCAGCTCAAGAAAGAAATCTTTAGGACCGGGTTTCCCTTAGAAATTGAGGTCCAATCGATGCTCGAAGAGCGAGGTTGGGCAGTTTTTCCTACTCATTTTTTCATAGACCCTGAAACAGGCAAACAAAGGGAAATTGATATCTTTGCGTTTCATCGATCAACAGCATATGGCAAAGAAACTGAGCCGATCGCTTTTAGCCCTCAACTACTCATAGAGTGTAAAAAGAGTCGTGATTACTCAGCAGTTCTCTTTAGTAGGGAAATTCCAGCTTTCACTTTCTATGATTTTACCGGTCAAGTGTTTGATTTTCCCGTTTTATTAAAAGAAAGGACAGGCTTCCCACACCCATTAAAAGAATTCAATTTAGGGAATTTTTTAGCAGACCCAAAACTTCACTACAGCAAACTTAGGAAGGTAGCTACCCATTTTCCTATGTTAAAGCCAAAAGGCAAACAAAAGAGCGATTTGTATGAAGCAGTAATGAAGCTCACTAAAGCACAATCTTTTGAAGTTAAACAAGCAATGAGGCGATCGGAAACGATAACTCATCCTTATCATCCTTTATACTTCAGCTTTCTGGCAGTAGTCTTTGATGGTCTAATGTTTGAGGCGACTCTGGAAAATGGTGATGTAAAACTGAGGGAACTGGACCATTTACTAATTTGGAGAGGTTTCCAGCCAGACTATGAATATTTTGGCGTTCCGTTACAATATACAATTGACGTAGTAAAAAAGGAATATTTCGCCCGTTTTCTCTTGGAAATAGAAAAAGATATTCAGACATTAATTCAAAAAGTTAAGTTGAACATCGGTGATGTTTGCCAATACCTGAAACGCCCAGAACGCAAAGGTGTTGTGCTTTGATGTGTGCACGTAGCAAGCTCATGATACGCGTAATCTCATTCAATTTCTTCTGAACCTATTTCAACAATTCATACGTTGAGCTTTTAAAGCGACAAGCTGTAAATACACAATTGTAAATACAGGGAGGAAAAAGGAAAATTGAGGAAGCTTGTCACCATACGAATCGACCCAAAAATCTGGCAAACAGCACGTGAAATAGGCTTAAACATCTCAAAGACATGCGAAAACAGTCTTGAACAAGAAATCCAACGCCTAACAACCTCTAATTGTCACGGGAAGTGTATACCGACGCCCGTCAGGGCGTCTCATCAGCGAGATTGGTGCTCCGGCCGGGATTTGAACCCGGGTCTCCGGCTCGAAAGGCCGGAATA